CAGAATCCAGACTTAGATATTCGTATGGTCTTTCAAGCACCATTCAATACGATCTCTAAGAAATCAAAAACGACCTATGCCAAATGGTGCGAGAAATTAGAAATTCCTTGGACTAGCTGGCACAACATACCAATCGAATGGCTGATATAGAAAGCGAATTCGTTAGGCATACACCATGTGAAAACTGTGGCAGTAGTGATGCGAAGTCTGAGTATTCAGATGGACATACCTACTGCTTTGTATGTCACACCCGTACTCCTGGGAATGGAGAAAATCATCACAATCGAGAAATGTCTACCAATGTACAACTTCAAGGATCTGCCGTACGGCTGCAACGTAGAGGAATCAGTGAGAAGACAAACCAAAAATACAAGATCTATAGAGACGGAGAACTTCTACGCTTCTATTATTTCACAGGCGACGGAATACTTCAGGGAGCAAAAGTAAAAACCAAGCAAAAGGATTTCTATTATGAAGGGATTACTACCGATACTTTATTTGGTCAGCACCTATTTCCTAGTAGTGGCAAACGCATCATTGTTTATGAAGGGGAGCTAGACGCTGCCTCTGGGTACGAGGCAATGACTGGTTGGCCACATGTATCGCTACCTCATGGAGCTGCCTCAGCCAAAAAAGATATACAAAAACAATACGATTTATTCCAAGGCTATGCGGAAATTGTTCTCTTCTTTGATGGAGATGAGGCTGGAAGAAAAGCAGCGGAAGATGCTGCAAGCGTACTACCACCAGGGAAGGTTAAAATTGCAAGGCTCGAATCCTATAAAGACGCTTCAGAAGCTCTGCAAGCGAATGACTCAGAAGCGATAAGGCGAGCTATATGGGATGCCAAGCCATACCAACCTGACGGGATAGTCGATGCCAAAACATTACTTAAAGAAGTAACCACTCCACAAAAAGAATCAGACCATGACTACCCATACGAGGGACTTAATAAGAAATTACGAGGGATCAGGTACGGATCACTTATTACATTTACTAGCGGCACTGGCCAAGGAAAATCAACCATCACCCGTGAAATTGCAACTCACTTGCTCAACAAAGGTGAGAGAGTTGGATTCTTGGACCTTGAAGCAAGTAATAGACAAACAGCATTAGGTCTTATGTCTACAGCAGTAGGCAAACCATTACATATAGGTGAACACAGTGAGCAAGAACTCAAAGAGCATTTTTCTAATACCATTGCTAATTGGAATCTCTACATGTTTGATGGCTTTGGTAGTTATGATCCAGACGTGGTTTACAATCGGATCGAATACCTTGCCAGTGGACTGGAGTGTCGTCTTATATTCTTAGACCATCTTAGTATTTTATTGAGTGGACTCGATGGGGATGAGAGACGGATGATAGACCAGACGATGACTCGTCTACGAAGTTTAGTTGAACGTACAGGTATAACTCTATTTCTTGTTAGTCATTTAAGGAGATCTAGTAATGATAGAAAATCACATGAAGAGGGAGGTCGTGTGTCTCTCTCACAGCTTAGAGGATCTCATAGTATTTCTCAAATCTCAGATGCGGTTGTTGGACTTGAACGAGACCAGCAGTCCACAGAGGGAGGAAGCGATACGACTCTTAGAGTCCTTAAGAACCGTTATTCAGGCGAGACAGGTATAGCTTGCACTTTGAAATATGACTTATCCAACTGCCGATTTAGTGAGCATGATGTTACGGAACCATCCTTTCTACGTGGGACCAGCGAAACCACGGATTTTTGAGGACAGTGAATATGAACACCCTTGGTACAAACACGCTAAGGAACCAGAAAAATTAAATAAACCTAAGCCACCCAGCGAGGCGGCAATTAAGAAAGCTCAGTTTAAAGACAAGACCTATACGTGGCAGAAAAAGAAATGACACTCGTGTTTGACCTAGAAACAAATGGTCTACTGCACGATTTAACACGTATCCATTGCATAGCAATATATGACTCCACTACAGATGAGATAGAAACGTACAACGATGAAAAGAATAACAAATACTCCATTACTGAGGGACTTGGTAAGTTACTTGTTGCTGACACGATTGTTGGTCATAACATTATTGGTTTTGACATCCCGTGTATTAGCAAACTATATAACTTTTTCACTCCCCGTTCTCGTGTTGTTGACACTCTTCTTCTATCACGTCTATACCACCCAAATATCTATGACATAGACCATAAGCATAAGTGGAGACACATGCCACTGCAGCTCTATGGAAGACATAGCTTAGAGAGTTATGGCTACCGACTAGGCGAGTACAAGGGAGAGTTTGGAAAGACAAGCGATTGGTCTGAGTGGAGTCAAGAAATGGAAGATTACTGTGCTCAAGACGTAGAAGTTACAAAGAAATTATGCGACCACTTTCACCCCTATCTGACTGGTGCTCGCTAGAGCATTCAGTCGCAACAATACTCACCCAACAAGAGATACATGGATGGCATTTTGATGAACGCTCTGCATGGGAACTTGAGTCGTCTCTCCGAACAGAACTGGAAGACTTTACTCAACTACTTCGCAACAGGCATCCTTTCGTTGCAGGATCAGTATTTAATCCTAAACGAAATAATCGGACCCAAGGCTATGTCGCTGGTGCTGAAAGCATCCGACTCAAAGAACTTAACCCAACATCAAGAGACCATATAGCATGGGTACTGACAACACATCATGGCTGGAAGCCGTCATCAATAAGCTTGAACGGCAAGCCCGTAGTAGACGAGATAGTCTTAAAGGAAATTGGGACGGATATAGCTCTTCAATTTCTCCGATGCTTGGAACTGAAGAAAGCGTTAGGAATGATATCCGAAGGCGTGAACGCATGGCTGAAGCTATGTACGACGTCTAGTCGGATACACCATCATTGTTCAGTAGCTACAAACACATTTAGATGTGCTCACAGAAAACCAAATTTAGCCCAAGTTCCAGCTGATGAAAGATTTAGAAAACTATTTACCGCCACGCCAGGTATGGCTATGGTCGGTGCTGACCTTAGTGGTATTGAGCTTAGAATATTATCCCATTATCTCGCACGATACGACAAAGGTAGATATGCAGACATCCTCCTTAATGGAGACATACACCAAGTCAACGCAGACAAAGTATCAAAATTATTAGGAACTCCTATCTCTCGTAGAGATATCAAGGGAGTTTCGTATTGTTTTTTATATGGAGGAGGAGATGCCAAAATCGGATTTACAGTCAACAAACAATTATCACCAGATAAGGCAAGAGCTACAGGAAAAAAGGTACGTGCAGCGTTCATTGCCGCCATACCTGGATTATCAGAGCTGCTACAGGCTGTTAAGAAGCGGTCTTCTTCAGGCACGATCATGGCTATCGATGGAAGAAAAATCTATGTAGACAGTACTCACAAGTCATTAAATTATTTACTTCAGTGTTCAGCAGGAGTGATTGCTAAACGATGGCTACAAATAACACATGAAAATTTACCACCAACTGCTCACCAGCTGGCATTCGTACATGATGAACTTCAATATGAATGTAAAAAAGAAGATGTAGAAGATCTTAAGTTCTTACTTGAAGTATCTGCAGCTCAAGCAGGTGAGTATTACAACCTCAGAGTACCAATAGCAGCTGAAGCAAAATCAGGAGCTACGTGGGCTGAGGTCCACTAACCTATGAAACTATTAATTGATTGCGACTTCGTTGTTTATAAATGTTGTGCAGCTGCAGAGACAGAGATTGATTTTGGAGATGACGTTATTGTTGTTACCTCTACATTCAAAGATGCTTACAGCTGTGTCAAACGTGAACTGAAGCGCATTGAAAACAAGTTTGGTTCCTTTGATGAAATGATACTGTTCTTTAGTGACAGTAAAAACTTTCGAAAGGATATCCAAAAGAATTACAAAGGACACAGAAATCGCAAGAAGCCATGCGGTTACAGGCGTGTCATCAATAAACTTAAGGATGAATACCCTGTCATCAAGATGGCTGGCTTAGAAGCAGACGACTCGATGGGTGTATATGCCACAAAAAACACAGGCAACATCATCGTTAGTCCTGATAAAGATATGAAACAAATCCCTGGAATGTTATGGAATTTTGAAGAGTCCACACTCATCAATCCTAAAGAGGGAGCTAAATGGCATCTAATTCAATCAATGGCTGGAGATAATACTGACGGCTATGCAGGAGTACCTGGAATTGGAGTCAAAAGAGCTGTTGCTTTGTTTGAAGAGAAAGGATACAGCTGGAAAACAGTTGTAGAAGCATTTAAAGAAAAGGGATTATCGGAAGATATCGCTTTAGAGAATGCACGTCTAGCAAGGATATTAACTACCGAGGATTATGACGACGAAAAAATGGAACCTATACTCTGGAATCCCCGCCCCGATTACCGAGTTGACGCTTGAGCAAGACCTTAAGCTAAGACAAATTAAAGATTCAATAGAGAATCATGAAACATCTAGAGAAGACGTTAACACCGTCTTCCTAGCACTACAAAAACAAAACTTTGTACTAGCTAATAGTCTTAAAAATTTACTAGAAAAATGGCCGAAACCACCAATGAAACCGGACCCGAATATTACAGGCGTGGATCCATCCAGCCATGGGATTTTATTCGTAGTCAAGAACTCAACTTCCACTTAGGAAATGCTATCAAATACATCTGCAGAGCAGACCATAAATATGACGACATCGAAGACCTCTCCAAGGCAATCCACTACCTCTCTAATGAAATCGAATTTAGAACAGGCAAGAGAGTTCAGGACATCGTTCAATGTGAAAGACTCCAAGACGCTCAAATCGAGGAATATGCAAAAGAATTTGATCGTTGAGGAATTCAAAGAATTTTTAGAGGCAGAGGGAATGCTGTTTAGAAACAGCGCAGCTCTGCATGAGGACGCTATTAAAGAACTCAGTGATCTCGTATATGTCTGCTACCAATACGCAGCAAATATGGGATGGGATTTAGACGAAGCTCTACGTCGAGTCCATCAAAGCAATATGTCAAAACTAGATGAGGATGGAAAGCCTACATATAGAGAAGACGGCAAAGTATTAAAGAGCGCAAATTACCAACCACCTACATTAAGTGATCTAGTCTAATGACAAGTTTAATATCTAGAACTGGTCGGGTTCAGAATTGGATTGATGATCCCGACTCACGTCTACCCGTAAGTTGTACTGTCTTCGTTGTTGAAGACTCAATGGAGGGACCGAATGGCATCGAAGCATCGTGGAAATTCTGCAGCACAGCTCTCAGATATGGAGCTGGCGTTGCTGTCCATCTATCTAAGCTCAGACCCAAAGGAAGTGAAAACGGCAAAGGTCTTACAGCTTCTGGACCAGTATCGTTTGGAAAAATCTATTCAACCTTAAATGAAATAATCCGTAGGGGCGGTCATTACAAAAATGGTGCGTGTGTTCTTCATCTCGACCTGGATCATCCTGACATTGTTGACTTTATTACTACTCCTAGATCCGAACTCCCATGGGTTAAAAGGTGTGTCAACATTACTGATGCAAAATGGAAAGACGCTGATCAGACAACCAAAGATGCGGTGATCTATGGCATCAAATCAGGAGACATATGGTTAAACAAAAATAAGTATGACAAAAATGGAAAAAGAATCCGAGGCAATGTATGCCTTGAAGTTTACCTGCCATCACGGGGAACTTGCCTCCTCCAACACGTTAATCTCGGTGCCTGTACAATCGCCGACGTGTCAAAGGGTTTTGTTGAGGGTATGCGAAGTTTGTGCGACCTCCATAGCAAAACAGGCATTGGAGGTTCTGGAGAATATCTCCCCAGCGAAACGGATCGCCAAGTCGGACTTGGATGCCTTGGATTAGCAAATCTACTAAGGCAAAATAACGTTACCTACGAACAGTTTGGTGATGCATTACAAGCAGTAAATGATGGCATACCTGGATTAGGTATAGCTGGTCTATTAGCTGCAGAATTTTATAAAGGCATTCAGGGTGCGGCTGATGTTGCCAGAGAATATAATATGGATCGAGCTTTTGCTATCGCTCCTACCGCAAGCTGTTCATATCGCAGTAAAGACAGAGAAGGCTTTACTTGCACACCAGAGATCGCACCTCCTATAGCTCGGAGTGTTGATCGTGACTCTGGTACATTTGGTGTACAGACATATCAATATGGTGATGTAGAAATCGCCTCAGAGGTTGGTTGGGATGCCTATAAGAAGGTAGCTGACGAGCTTATGTATATGTTCAATCACACAGGGCTTCTTCACGGATACAGCTTCAACTCTTGGAGTGATGTTGTAACCTACGACGAACAGTTCGTTGAAGAGTGGCTAAATAGTCCCCAAACATCTTTATATTATTCCCTACAGGTAATGGGAGATGTTCAGGATAAGAGCGATGCTTACGCTGCTTTAGACGAGAACGATGTCCAAGATTACTTGCAAGGGATTCTAAACAACGAACCCCAATGCGATTGTCAAGAATGAACCCGTATGAGAAGTTACTTAACCGTAAGAGAACCTGGACTCCTGTCCAGACAACAGGAGGAACACTTAAAGCAGGAGCTGAAGAGACCATCTACAGAGCTTTGGCAATACGTCACATGGAGCTACCAGTGGGGGATTTTATCTCCGATGCTCTTGAGAAGGATGTACCTGATAGTGCTAGGAAACTCCTAGAATCAAACGTCAAGGATGAGATCAAGCATGATCTTGCCCTTGGCTACATAACAAACGCTATAGGCGTTGATGAGAAAGCAGAGAAAGAAGCTTTCCTACTTAGGGATGCGTGGGAAGCGCACCCTGATCACATGATTACAAAAGCTTTAGTTATAGAACGTGCTATCTTCTTTGTACTTTTGCCTTTTTTTAGGTATAACGGCGATGCTGGTCTCAGAACGGTATCAGCTGATATTTCCCGAGACGAACAGGTACACGTGGCCACTAATAGCCTTGTATGTCTCGATATGGGCTTATCTTGGAGTCAATCTCTGGATAAACTTAGGAAAGCCACGATTAACTGGATAATGGAGCCACTAGGCAAGAATACCTATGGCGATAAATATTTAAGCAAAAAATTTTGGCTCGATTCTAGCGACAATTTGATGTATAACGGCAAAGCTCCAGAGCTTTCTGCCACCAAAGCAGCTAGGATGCCAGCCTTTTTCGAACATGCAAACCCAAATCTCCCTCAATACTCTTAAGCTTCATAACGAAAGATTAGATCAGCTTATAGATAAACTTGAGGCAAACTTCGGTTGGAAACCCATCCATCCTAAAGAACCAATCGAATCAATTATGTACAGAGCTGGTCAAGCCAGTGTCATTGAATATATCAACTCAATCATGGAGGATGAAATCTAATGTGTGGAGCAGCAGCACTACCAGTCCTAAAATTTATAGCACCGATGATCTTACCATCGTTAGCTAATAGGATCTTTGGTGGTAAACAACAAGACGTTAAACCATCAAACTTCCAGCAAACAGCAGCACCTGGAACAAAACTACCTAATCAAACAGGTGTGCAAGGTGATGATGAACTAACAAAAGAAGAAACAACTAAAGCTGAAACTGAAGCAAGTAAGACTGCGAAGTTAAGAAAGATAAGACAAGGTAATCCTAACCAATCAACAGGTGCATCTAATACTCCTCAAACAAGTGGTCTTGGTTCAAATATAGGTGGTACTAGCCAAGAGACAGGCGGTATCACAACACCTAAAACAGCAGCAGCATACTAATGGAAACAGCTAGAGAAAGATACAATCAACTGTCCTCAAATCGTACACAGTTCCTTAGTACAGCAGTTGAATGTTCAGAACTTACGCTGCCCTATTTAGTTAAAGAAGATACAAACAGTAACCACAAGATGCTAAGGACACCTTGGCAATCAGTAGGTGCTAAAGCAGTTGTCAACCTCAGTGCCAAGTTAGGTCTTGCGCTGCTACCACCACAGACAACATTTTTCAAGCTACAGATCAGAGACGATAAGCTAGGTGAAGAGATCTCACCAGAGGTAAGAAGTGAACTAGACCTATCCTTTGCCAAGATGGAGAGGATGGTTATGGATTACATCAATGCCTCTAGTGACAGAGTAGTTCTTAACCAAGCACTAAAACATTTAGTTGTCTCTGGTAACGCTTTAATATTTATGGGCAAAGATGGTCTCAAGCACTATCCCCTCAACCGTTACGTAGTTAATCGTGACGGAAAC